ACTGTACAACTGTACACACAGGTGCTTCCCAGACACCCGGTCAAGAAACCCACGTTTCCTGCTCCAGAAACGCTCACACGCCGATAGCTCGAAGAGCATTCCCGGTCCTTGAGACAATTTCAACAATGTCGGCAACGCCGTTACCCATGGCCACGGCTTGCTGCATGTGACTCGCCCACGTTGATTCAGTGGACGGCTTGTGCATGCGGCAAGCAGCGTAAGCCGGATTGGACGGATCAAACCGAACGCGCCATTCACAACAAACCAAAACCTGCAACTCAACGGCATCCGGGTTGTAAATGAAGATTGGATTGAAACCTTCCTGATGTTTGGCATGCACGCTGCTGAAGAAGATGGCTTGGTCATCGGATTGTTCCAGGGTGGTGAATTTAGCTAGCTCACTCATATTGTTTGGAACAGCATCAACATGCACCCCGCGTAGCGCCAACTTGCCTGCCGAGCACATCCGGGGATTGGAATAGCTCACAAGATTATCGGCCAATTCTTGATAACTAGTACTGTTATCTCCCTCAGCCAGATGAACCTTGTTCTTGCATCTACCAATGTACACCATGCCTGACGAGGCCTGCAAAGCTTCCTTATTTAAGACCTGGATCGAGAAGGCTGCCGGCGTTACCGATGCGGCACCCCAAGCATCTGACCTCATAGAAGCAAATCCATACCGATAAGCTGAATTCGTGGCGCTGCGCAACGTGCTTAAAGCCGAGTTTGAGCCAATACAATACATGTTGCTCCATTGCCCCGCATCGGAACCGACGTCCATAATCGGACCAAACAGCGCTAGACGTCGCTGGTTGTCCGTAGTAGGGTTCCAAATCGCAGTGGTGCGAATGATTGTGTATGGCGCAACTGCTCGAGGAAGTGCTAAATGCGGTTCTGCAAAAGCGTTCCAGCACCCGAGGTTAAATCCACGGCGGCCACCGCCGCCACGACTCTTCCTCGATCCACGTTTTGAACTGCGTTGACCACCTCTCGGCTTGTGCTGCCCACCGCTCCCAAAAGGAACGTTGGTCACAGCACCAGCTCCCTGTTTGATCCCCACAGTCAGCGTCGTGTCCTTGATCGCTCGACGACGCGCCATCGTAGTGCCCAACGCAACAAACAACGTTCGACAAACGGAAAGAAATTGTCAACAAACGTGCAGAAGAACGCTTGAAAGTATGAAGTTATGCTATTTT